CCTGCGGATGTAACCTTGAAATACATTGCACGGGCTGGATCAGAAACACCATCTCCAATCGTGGTTGTCGCGTCAGCGTCCGAGCTAAAAGACTGTTCGGTGCCGTAACCTAGCGCCTCGCCAATTAATTCTAGGTTGGTATTTGTGGTTGTGCCCCAAGTTCCGCTTCCCTCTCCGGTGGCCAACTCCGACAATCGGAGGTCATTAACGTAGGTAACCATTTGATTTTCCTCAAGTTTTTAGGCAGCGTCCCGCCCAGCTTTAATCTCTTCATACCCTGCTGACTGGCTAGTGTCGATGGTCGAGTAGCCGGGCGATTGTGTTGTATTAATTGAATTGTAGTTCGGGTCTTGGTTTGTGTCTATCTCTCCCCATACCAGAATATCCCCTACGCTTGCAACCATTGAAACGCCAACAAGCTCGACAACCGAGCCTGCGACTGTAGTAACGGCACCAACAGAAGAGTTTATCTGTTGTCCGTCAACATAAATATAGTTAACCGTTCGCACGGTAGCCGTGCCAACAGCAGAGGTGATCGCTTGCCCTGTGAGGGTCAGGTTTGCCTTCCCTGTGACGGTGGGAGCGCCAACGCCTGTGGTAATGGCTTGCCCTGTCAGTTCAACAATAGCCCGGGCGACAACTTGAATTGAGCCAATTCCCGATGTGATGGCCTGACCAGATACCGAGACGTTAGCCTCAGCGTCAACCGATGGAGATCCTAGCGCGGACGTAATGGCCTGACCTGTCAGGGTGACGTTGGCCTCTGCATCCGTGGTGACCGATCCAACGGCAGAGGTGATCGCCTGACCCGTGACTGGTACGTTAGCCTCGGCATCAACTGCGGGTGCGCCTACGCCAGAGGTAATGGCCTGCCCAGTAGGCGTGATATTAGCCTTGCCAGTAACCGTAACATTCGGGCCAATGGCCGAGGTGATCGCTAGGCCGGTGACGCTTACAACAGCAGCAGCCGCTACAACGGGAGCGCCTAAGCCCGAGGTAATCGCCTGACCTGTTAGGGTGAGGTTAGCCTCTCCAGTAACCGATAGCGAGCCAACGCCTGACGTGACCGCCTGACCGACTGGCTCGACGGGTAATGGGGTGCTCCAAGCGCCTTCTCCCCAACCGCCACGGCCCCAGCCGTTTATGTTAGCCATCTTCTAGCTTGGCTTCTGCGTCTTTCAATAATCGGACAGCGGTGCTCATGATGTCGCGCACAGCGTCTGTCATAAAGTCTGTCGCAAGAGAGGCCTCCATCGTCTTAATCGCCTCTTGAATGTCTTCTAAAGCCGTCATATTGATCTCCAATCAGGTGCCTATAATAAAGCTTACGCCGCGCTAGGGATACCCTGAAACTTTCTGTTCAGTATGCGCTGCACCTTCGAGTGCGTCAGCGGGGGAATACTGTGTAAGCTATTGACCTGCTTTGCGATCTTTCGCGGCCCAAGGCCTCGACCGTGGAGCCTGTAGATCGTCTTGAGCACCGCCTGCTCTTCAGGGATCTCGACAAGCTTCTTGCGAGTCTTGCTGCCGGTCTTGACCTCTTCGTGACGGAAGCCGTAGGGAGCAGATCCGCCGATGGCGTAGCCGCGTGAGGCCCAGTCAAGCTTACCCGCCGCAAATCGATCCTTGATTGTCGCATGCTCGATCTCAGCAACCGCCGACAATACCATTAGCATAATCTGATTTGCCATAGAGTTCATGTCAAATTTAGCATCGAGACCCTTAGACCTGCCAGCGTCAGGATAGACAATCGGCATCTCGCCAAACTGTTCGCAGAAGTACAGGGTGATCCCGATGTCCTGCAAGACCGGAATCATGCCAAGAAGGTCAGAGCTGGATCGGCTGAGTCGGTCAAGGCGGGTGCAGATCACCACGTCATGACGGTCGATCACGTCAGTCATGTCTCGGCTTGCGGGTCGGTCGAGGACAGCGTGGGTGCCGGACACGCCCTCGTCGGCAAAGAACTCGGTCACATCACGGTTGTACTTTTCACGCACGAACTCACTGATCTGTTGCTTCTGCGTCTCAAGCGAGATACCAGACTTGACCTGCTCGTCAGTAGACACGCGCACGTATCCGTAAATGTTGTTGACCTGCTTTAATGGATTGCCGCTCATTTCACGCCTCCCTTGAATCCGTACTCGGACATCTCTTCGTGCAGCCGTTGCCAGTTGATGTCCAAAGGCATGCTGTTGTTGCTGCGATCAGCGAACATTACCTGACCATCCTTAACCAGCTCTATGCCGTAGACCGCCTTTGGCATCCCATCATAGACGATGTCGATGCCGTGCTTCAGGCAAGTGCGCCGCACCCGGTTGTAAAAAACTTTCTTCGCTTGGGCGCTCATGCTGCGCCCTCCTGAGTCTGCGAGAATTTTTCTCTGCGTTTGAGTTCCGCGAAGCAATAGATAATCTCGTCTTGATACTGACCCGCTTTTGGATTATCAGGCATGGCAATCATAGCTTGCCTGCAATCCTCGATGACATACCTTAGTGAATCGACGCTGCGTTTTTTGCAGTTGCGAATATAGTCGCTGTGCCAGTTGCTCATGCTGCGCCCTCCTGAATGTACTCCGCCCAGATCTCTTTGGCCGCATCGGTCTCGGACAACACCCGTGCGCGGTCTGCAAGGTAATCGCCAAGCTCCTTGATCCCCAAAGCCCTAGTCGAAAGAGCAAGCAGCTCAACATCAGTCTCCGCAGAGGCCTTGCGGAAAAGTCCCGGGAGCAGCATCGCCGCAATAGGCTCAAGGTCGTACTGGCGAGCAAACTGGCTCAAGTCCTTTGCAAGCATCTGGTCTTCAACACTCAATTCTTTATCTTTCATCGCGTTTCTCCTGTCAGTGAAATTGCATCTTAGGGCATAACGTGTCGATGTGCAAACAATTATTTAGATGTGTAGGGGTTTGCATATGGACACGTCTTCTGGTAAGGTCGAGGAATCAACCAATGGAGAACGTGAATGAGATACCACAGATTAGAAGCCGATAAGATCTCGGAGCTTGATGGCCTGTCACGGCTCAAGCGAATGCTTGCAACTCACGACTGGTACTTCGACTACTCGGATGACCATAGCGTCTGGCAGCGCGGGGTCAACGAGCGCAAGGCGATCAAAGCCCTAGCCAAAGAGCTTGGTATGGAAGAAGTGTTTGAGGAGGCGTTTGACGCCGTAAAAAACAACAACCTTAAAAGTTTTTTGAAAACGCTATAATGTTTCACATGGAACAATCTGGGGGTTATATGAAACAAACACTAAAGCGTGAAGGCATAAGCCAAGACGAAATAACCGAAGCTGTATCGTCAAATTTTGATTATGACTTTAACGGCGTTTCTGAATGTCAGATACCATCTATGCCGCCGCACACTAAAGACTTCGGTATTGGGTTAATTGTCGGGCCTTCGGGTAGTGGTAAGTCAACTTTGCTCAAGCAGTATGGGTGTGAGAGACAGCACCAATGGGAAGACGATAAGGCTATAGTCTCTCACTTTTTTAATGCTGAAGACGCGCAAAATAAACTCTCAGCCGTGGGGCTAAACAGTGTTCCCGCTTGGTTTAGGCCATACGGAATATTGTCCACTGGAGAGAAATACAGGGCAGATTTAGCCCGAAGTTTGGGTGATGGCGCGGTGATAGACGAGTTTACCAGCGTGGTCGATAGGTCTGTTGCTAAATCTTGCTCTTCTGCTATTCATCGCTACATCAAAAAGCATAACTTAAAGTCCGTTGTCTTTGCGTCTTGCCACTACGACATAATTGACTGGCTCAGGCCAGACTGGGTTTTTGACACCTTGACGGGTGAATACCTCCCAAGGGGGAGTCTTCGGCAACCCAGCATTGAATTGGAGCTGCTACCTTGTGGGCCAGAGGCGTGGACAACCTTCAGCCACCATCACTATCTCTCAGAAAACATCAATAAAAGTGCAAGACACTGGATTTGCCTCTGGGGATCAAATGTTGTTGGATTTGCCTCAGCCATAAGTATGCCAAGCGGAACGCTTAAAAAAGCTTTTAGGGGCCATAGAACCGTTGTTTTGCCAGACTATCAAGGGTTGGGACTGGGGGTTAGGATTAGTGATGCTGTTGGAGAAATACACTTGAGCGAAGGCAAAAGATACTTTAGCAAGACAACTCATCCTCGCATGGGCGTTTATCGCAACAAGTCTGACAAATGGAGAGCAACATCAAAAAACATGAAAGTTCGTGGTGATGCGGGAGGCAATAAAAACTTAAATTGGGACGTAAGAAAAGTTTTTTCTTACTCGCACGAATATTTAGGAGGCTAGATGGATAAGTATTTCTCATCACTCGACATGGCTGCACTGCGGATGCAGCTACCAGCCAATAGCAAAAAGGCCATGAAGTTATACCGCCATGTCCTGCATAATGAGCATGACGCTGGCCCAGAGGCCGGCTACATCATCAGGTTGTGGAAGCAGGAGCGTGGCATCGATGAAAAAGATAACGGTATTAATCGAACTTGACGTGACGAAGTTAAGCGACATCGACGCCCTTCAAGACATGATCGAAGAGACTCTGGCTGAGGCGCTAGATCAGGACGAAGAGGTGGCGATCAAAATTAAGGCGGAGTTTTCTAGAGGGCAACA